ATTGTTTTGTCTAAAATTGTTACCATAGATTTTATTTTTTAACAAATATAAAACTTTTTACAATATAGGCATGGACAGACCAGTATATAAAATAACTATTGATCCTGCATACTCTGATGGTGAGGACTTAGGTATTGAAATGATTGCCTTTACAAGCAAACCTGCTATCAAAGTAAAAGGCATGGCATTCAATGCTGTAGCTCAAATGACCTTTTCTGATGATGTAAAAATGAGAATTGTAGCACCTGCTATGATACCTATGCAAATATACCGGAAGGATGAGGATGGCACTGAGTATGATGTACTGTTTACTGAGGAGGTCATTGAATCTATCCACAGTAAGTTTATGCAGAACCTACAGAACAAGGATATATTTAACCTTGAACATGATGCAGATGAGAAAGTACCTGCATACATCTTAGAAGCCTGGATGGTAGAGAATCCAAAAGAGGATAAAGCATATACCACCTATGGCATTGAAGTACCAAAAGGAACACTGATGCTAACTACACAGATAACAGATAAAGAATACTATGATCATTTAGTAGAGTCAAATCAGTTAGGTTACAGCATTGAAGGCTTTTTAGGACTTAAACTATCGGAACTACTTAAAAATAATACTATGAAACTACCAGAAGGTGAACACTTAATTCAAGATCAAATCTACGTTGTAAAAGATGGTGAGATTGTTGAAATCAAAGCTAACTCTCAAGAGTTAAAAGATGACAAAGAGGAAGAGAAAAAGATGGAAGAGGATGATAAAGAAAAAGAAGAGGATAAAATGGCTAATGAGCCAGAGGAAGAGGCAAAAGAAGAAGTAAAAGAGGAAGTTGAAAAAGAAGAGGCTGAGATGGCAGTGGATGTAACTGCTGATGCTGAGGCTGTTCTTGCTATTGTAACTCCTGTAATGGAGGAGCAAATCAATCAAATCTTAGCTATCATAGCTGATCTTAAAAACCAATTAGAAGAGCACATTTCAGCAATGGAAGGTGAGAAAGAAGAGGTTGAAGAAGTTGAGGCTAAAAAAAATTACATGAGCTCAAGAGAGCTTTTTAAAGCATTTTTAAAATTTTCAAAAAACAAATAACCATGAACCGTAAATTAAAATTTGACTTAGAAGTTGAGTCTAACGCATTGTTAAATGCAAACCCAGATGAGTTTTACTCAGCTGCTTATATCTCTTCAGAAGATATACCTAACAATTTCCGTACATTACCGGGAATCAAATCAAAGACAAAACTGGCTAATGTAACATTTGCTGCACCTATTTTACAGGCAAGTACCTGTCCATTCACTGCACCAGAAGATCAGTTAGATGCAGTAGATATTGAGGTGTGTGCATTGTCAGCAATGGCACAGATCTGTCAGTTTGATGTAGAGCAATCATTCTTAGCTTTACAAATGGCAAAAGGATCTAATGGTGATTTCACTGTTGCATCTTTTATGGCATACTATTGGAATGAGATGGCAGCCAAAGTAGGATCAGATCTTGAGCTTTTAAGATGGCAAGGTGATACAGACTCAGAAGATGATTTATTGTCTTTGTGTGATGGATACCTAAAAGGATTGTGTGCTGATGAGAATGTTGTAGGACTTTACAATGGAGCAATAGACAGCTCAAATGTACTTGATCAGTTAACTGCTGTTTTTGCTGCTGCTCCTGCAGCTATCATCCGTAAAAAAGCAGATCTAAGATTGTATGTATCTACTGATGTAGCTAATGCATACGAACTTGCAGCTGCTCAAGGTAATACTAACACATTTGTAACTTTACCACTTGGATTGACATTCTTAGGAGTGAATGTTGTAGTCTGTCAAGGTATGCCTACAAACACAATAGTACTTACATTGAAAAACAACCTGATCTATGCATTTGATGGTGAAGGAGATGACAAAGCATTGAAAGCTATTAACTTGTCTGACACTGTTGCTGAGCCTTACTTGAGAACTCGTGTAAACCTCAAAGCAGGTTTTGCATTTGTTAACCCTTCAGAGATTGTTGTCTATAACGTATGTTTTGACTAATCTCTTATTTATACATAACGGGGGTAGTAATACCCCCTATTTAAAAAACATTTAAAAAAAAAATATTATGAGCTGCGAAATTTTAGAAGGGATAGTAAAAGGTTGTGAAACTAACTCTGGAGGTATTAGACAATGTTGGGTAAACACAATGGATCAGATTGATATTGATACCTTTGTTGAAAATGGATCAACTTACGAGATTACTGAAGGTGAATTAGCTGTAGGAGGTGATCCTTATGTTGAGTTAGAGTTTAATCGTAATGTGTCATCATACACTGAGGAGGCTGCAATAGACTTAATAAATGGATCAAGTTTTTTCAATCAGACAATTACCTTGGTATTTCACAGAAGGCAAAAAGAAAAATCTGAGAAAATTAAATTTTTAGGTGCAGGTCAGCAATACCTGACAGCTATTGTTAAAGATACAAATGGTTTGTATTGGTTCTTTTCAGATCTTCAATTAACTACAGTAACAGAAGGAAGTGGTGTAACAAGAGCTGATGGAAGTAAATATCAGATCACACTTGCAGGTGAGTCATTAAACTTGGCAATGGAGATAGCTGAGGCTAATGTAGATGATTTAATCTAATAATCTATCCATAGATTAATTAAAGAGCCTTACATTTTGTAGGGCTTTTTTAATTTTTTTTTATTAGTTATACAATATAGGTATGATATATCTTGAGAAGGATACTGTAAATACTGTTGTTTTAACATTGACTGAGGTTACAACTATTTTATCACCTTATTATCTATTTGAATTTGAGGAAGAGTTTAACACTGCTGAGAACCCAATTTATTGGCAGCCAACAGACATCTCTTCTTTTACAAGTAGATATAATATGTTTGTATTAGATGAGCCTGCTGACATTGAGTTTATTAAGGGACAGTATAAATATAAGGTTTATGAAAGTGATGAGCCAACAGAGGATCCTACAGGATTAAATATGATAGAGGAAGGTCGCATGGTAGTGGCTGGAATACAAACAAATTCAATCTATGACTAATGGCATGGTATGACAGATTTATTGGCAGTAAGCCACAAACACCAGAGGTAGTTGAAGGTTATCAATCCTTCTCAACTCCTTTTCAAAAAGTAGGAGGAGCAAACTTATCACTGCCTTATGTAAATGGCAGATATCAAATAGCAGGATATGTACCTTTTGGACAGGACAATCTTTACCCGGAGCTGCTTAATCAAATCTATTACACTGCACCCCTTCATGGTGCAATAGTTGACTATAAAACTAATGCAGCTGTAGGTGGTGGATATGAGATCACTAATGAGAAGATGTCTAATGAGGATAAGTTAAACATCTACACCTTTGAGAAAAAAATAAAACTGAATAAGACTGCAAGAGCAATAGCTCAACAGCTTATAGTTCACCACAGAGTATATTTTAAAGTGTGCTTTAATAAAAAAGGTGAGTTTACAAAGTCTTATTTAGTATCAGCAGAGAAGGTAAGAGTGTCAAAAGATATGCAAATGTATTATCTATGTGATGACTGGTCCTCAAGGATTGATATAGTACCAATAAAAAAGTATCATCCCACCTGCCCTGACTATGAGCAACTGTATTGCTATGAGTTGATGACTCTTGGTCAGGAGTTTTATCCTTTGCCTCAATATACCTCAGCTTTGAACTTTGCATTTTTAAGTGGTGAGTTGAGTTACTTTGCTAAAAGCAACATACAAAACTCAATCTTCCCATCCTTTGCTATGATGTTCCCTAAGAGACCACAGTCAGAGGAGGAGAAGCACATGATCAAACAGACTATTGATAGGTTGAAAGGAGCTGCTAATGCAGGTAAAGCTGTTGCATTCTTTGCTAACAATCAGGATCAACTCCCTAAGATAGAGAGCCTACCAACTAACAGTAATGATAAAATGTTTCAAGAAGCCTCTGCATTAAACACAGAACAGATATGCTTTGCTCATACAATAGATCCTATCCTTATGGGTGTTAGGACCACAGGAGCATTAGGATCTGGAAGTGATATTAAACAGGCTTATGTTATTTTTGAAAAGAATGTAGTGATGCCATTAAGGTCTCAAGTAGAGGATGTTGTATGTGATCTGATGATGATTGCTAAGATACCAGGTAAGTTTGTAATTAATAACTTTCAGATAATAAATGACAACATTGTAGAGATAGAGGAAGATGTGGCAAACATTTCTAATATAATTAATTCAATGAATCCTGCCTTGGCAAATAAAATCATAGAGTCAATGACTCAAGATGAGCTAAGAAATTTAATTGGATTGAAACCAAAACCAACAGAAGCACCATGATATACTTTATAACAGAGAACTATTTAAAGACTAACACACCTATCACAGCTAATGTTGATGTGAATGATGTTACTCCTTACATAGCTACACAGGCACAGCTCAGAGTTATGCCTGTTT